GTTATATTGACCAGGAATGTTTCCGTTTGTTTGTCCGTTATTTATTTTAATCAGAGTTCCTTTTTCAGGTCCAGCATCTATTATCCATCTAGCTTCACTTACTTCATCAGTTAATGCAAACCAAATATTTGATTGAGGTACATTATTATAAATAAATGCATCTTCATCTGCAGAAGTAATTGTTACCAAATATCCCTTCTGTCCTTTGAATGTTGTTGCTAATGCTGCATCTCTAGCTACTGTGTAATATGCTCCAGTTGATACGGGTTTATAAAAGTGTCCGTTTACACCATTAAAATAATATCCCGTTGGGTTTACAGTTGCTGCTACTGAAATATTAATATCTCCCGTTATTGTTCCTGTGTTTATCTTTAATGCTGATAATGCCGTATTGATACTAGCCATTGTTCCAGTTACTACCAAACGAGTTTTATTACCCGTTAAAGTAAATCCACTTGCAGCAGTTAAACCTGTTATTGTTCCTAAAGAGAATGTTGTACCGGAAGGTGGATTAACTAAACTGATTGAAGTTAGTAAAGTTGCTGTTGCACTAAATCCAGTTAATTCAAATCCACTAGCATCTTGTCCCGTTGTATTGACGGTAAATGATTTAGGGTCTGGTGCATTTACTGCTTGCCCAAACCCTAAATTCACCATTAATATTAAAAATAAGAGAGTAACTAATTTTTTCATTTTATTATTCTACGATTAAGTTTACTTTGTTACCACTAGCATCTACTGCATCTGAAAGAACAGTAAAGAATAAACCAGTTGTATTTTGTAAAGGTACTTTTGAAGTGAACATTAATTTGTATGGAGTACCCACTTTAATCTTTGATGTTTTGTTTTGGTCTATTGAACCGAATGTTAATCTTCCGTTATTATGAGTTGAAAAGTTTGTCATTGTATTACCAGTATCAAATACTACATTATCCAAAGTTAATTTAGAATCATCGTAGTTCATTATTACTTGCAATCCAGCCAAATCAGCTGCTGTTAATGTACCAACTAATACTACGCTTGTTCCTGAAATTGAAGAAACTAAACTTAATGTTGAGTTTGCTAATTTAGCCGGCTGATATGCTATTGTTGCAAATGATGCTACCGAATTAACTGAATTAGCTTTTACACTAATTGTACTTCCAATTGGATTAACACTCATACCAGTAACTGCTCCAGTTATTGAAGCTGGGTCAGTTGAGTTTGAGTAATCCAAATCTCCACCATATGCGAAAGCAAAATCATTTGTTTGTGTTGCTGATGTTACTTCTATAATGTTATCAGTTAAAACTCCAGTGTGCCATACATCCTTTTTACCATATAAGAAGTTGAATGAAGTTGCTGCTTTAGTTGGTATCTTAGCTTTTGCTGCTATATCAATTCCCATTACATAAGAGAATAGATTGTATGCATCATCGTTACCAAATGTACTATTAGCAATTGTTACATTACCAATTTTCTTTTCTAATGTTGGATATTGGAAATAGTTTGTAGTACCATTGATACCAACAGATGCGTTTTGTAAGAATGCTTTATATGCATCAGATACAGTTACAATATTATCTAAATAAGCCGTACCAATTGCTGGAGTTATTATTACACCAAATTTATCACCCACTTTTGGTTTTGTGAAAGAAGCGATACCAGTTGTACTAAAGTTAGCAGTTTCTATTACAGTCCCTGCCATATTAACAGTACCATTAGTATTAAGTGGATATAGTTTTGCGGTTAAGTATTTTACCGAAGTATCTGTTGATGGGAAAGCTACTCTTACATTAAATGCTGCCAAACCACCAGTTACAGTTCCTAAAGAAACTGCGGTACCTGTTGTTGTAATTGGTGAAATGTATGCACCACTTGCGTTATATGAATATGCTAAATCTAATTTGTGAATATCAGTATAATCTTCTTTAGCCAATACAATATATTTTTGTGTTGCTATAATCCCATCAACACTAGCATCAGTTCTTTGTACAGTCAATTGTCCAGCATTCCAATCAGAGTTTACTGCGTAAGCCCAAGGAGATACTTGATATTGCTCATACAATGAAGTTGCTACTTTGTTGTTAGTAGTGTTTGGTGTGAAACCATAGTTACTCCAACCTGTGTAGAATGTTTGAGATGAAGTACCTTGTGAGAATGTAGTTGATACATAACTCAAAGCCTTATTATTGAATCGGTATCTTAACCAAAAATAACGGGGAGTAGTTGTTCCTTTCGCAACGGTGTACTTTATAGAAATGGTATCACCCACTTTATAAGGTGCTGCCGTTGTAATAGCTTGGTCCACAGTCAATTGTGCCTGTGCCGTAAATGATGATAGGGATATAACTAGTACCCCTAAAATTGTTAATAATCTTTTCATATTATTTTTTTCCCAATAATTTTGTTATTAGCTTATCGGATGCTTTTTTCAATGCGTTGCTAAGAGAGGTTTGATTGAATTTTCCACCCTCATCAACTATTAACGTAGACATTGAGATTTCTGATGATGATTCTTCAACCACTATCTCTTTCTCTTTCTTTCCTTCTTTATATAGGATACCTTGCAATCTAACTACCACTTCTTCTTCTCCTTTATGGAATACTGAAATGTTGGTTTTTGTTGTAAGTACGTCCAAATAAACAATATTAACTTTTAAGTGATATTTTGCATCTTGCGAAAGGTCATATCCCTTTTCTTGGATATATTCCTCTAAGATGTTTTTTACTCCAAATGCAAGATTACGATTTCCTGCTAATTTACCAATCTTAACTTGGTTTTCTACACCATCAACCCATACATGTTCTTCAGCAACATACATAATGTTACCTGGTGAATTTTTAAATGTACCATCAAATTTCCAGCTTAACTCATTAACAATTGTTCTAGTTAATTCAGTTTTACCAGATACTTCCAATACTACCATAAATATTTGAAATGCTAATGCTAGCACTACAAATACACAAGCTAATTTAACAAATAGCAATGCTAATTGTTCTTTCCAATTTAGTACAAACGCTTTAATGTAAGACATAATTTTTACCTTTTAGTTATTACCATAACCAATTGCGGTAACATAGTTAATGAAATTTATTAAAAAAACCTATTGAGAGGGAACGTATTTTGGACAATAAAAAAGGTTATCCAATGATAAATATTGAATAACCTTAAAATAGTATTAATTGTAGTGTTAAATTATTGTAGATTAACTAATTTGTATTTTGTAGAGTATAAAAGTTGTGAAATGTTATCTATTTGGTTTTGTATCCAAGAATCTTGCAATTTAGTATCTTGTCTTTCCTTTTCTAAGAATGTACAAAGATTTGTGAAATATTTGATTATATTTTCAACAGAAGCATCATTATCTAAATTGTTTACTTCTTTGAATTCTATGATTCCGTATTTTCCTTGGTATGATTCTACTAAACCATCAATTATACCTACTATTTCATCATAGTATGTATTTAATGCAGAATGTGCTGCAAATGCTCCCGGTCCTTTAACTCTTAGATGAAACACATGCGCTTGTGTACGGCTGTGAAAAAACATTGATGCTATTCGTTCCATAAAAATACTTAATTTACCATTATAAGTATTCGTCTTCCCAAAATTCATCACTTTTTGATGTAATCATTCCGTGGTCTAAATAATCATTTAAAAGTTTTCGTTGATGTTTTTTCATTTCATTTACTACTTTTGTAATATAATGAGTCTTACAATCCGTCATTTCTCTGATTAAAAGATATAGATGTTTTTTATTAAAGTTTTCAATATATTTACTTCTACGGAATAATTCTAATACTGCATCTGCTATTTGTATATCTCTTTTCTTTGTGAATACTCTAGTAAGATTTTGGTCCCAATATTTTAGCATCAATTCTTTAAATTCATTTAGTTCTTCGCCAAACTCCTCCTCTTTAAAATCATTTTCAGGATTCCAACTTTCAGGCATTTCTGATATAGGGGTTGTTTTTTTAAAGCGTTTATAATTACCATTATTTTTAAGAATCAAATGATTCTTTGCAACAATACTAAAATAAGAGAAAGCTTTACCCTTTCCTTCCTGAAACATATGTATTTTTTCAATTAATGTAGATACCACTTCCATTTGAATATCCGATTTGGGTACATCAAAATATGAAAATTTGAAAGTATTTAAAATATTTTCAGCCAATTTCTCAAAAGCATATTGAATACTTTCAACATAAATTTTATTTCGCCTTGCAAAGTCTGTTGATTTGTTATATTCAATAATTGCGTTTTCTGTGTCTTGGCTAAAATAAATTTTGTTCTTTCTTTTACGTGGCATTTTTAGATTTCGTTTTTATAGGTTTCTATGAGATTAATAATTTCTTTATAAGCTCCTCCAACTTCATCATCGGATTCAAAAGCCCCCTTAATATCATATTCTCTCATTTGCTCTAGTAAACTTTTTAATTTATTTAGAGTTTCTTGTCTTTCATTTTGAACAATATACAATACATCATTTAATTTTTCATTTTCTTTTATCACATTTAATCCTTTACCAATAAGGATTATATTTAAAACAATAGATGCTGGTAATAATATTACCATTAAAAACATTTCAATCATATTAATTTAATTAATTATACAAATATACAACTTTTTATTGAAACTACCAAATTTAAGCCTCCCCCATTTGATTTCCAAATATTTTACCTTTCAAATAATCAATTTCAACTTCTTCTCTGGCTTTATCTAATTCAGATTGAGCCCATTCCATTTTAGCTAAAAATCGGACATCAAGATTTTTTTCTTTTACTTTTTTAGTTTCAATTAATTCATCTACTAAGGCTTCTACTAGCATTTGTAAGGTTAGTATTCTTTTATTTTGTGCTGCTATTAAATCGTGTGGTGTCATAAATAGGATCCTGTTTGTGCGTACATTAATGGATTAGTTGATATTTCCTCTTGCCAATTTTTTTCTTTATATTCTTGTCCAAACGCTTTCTTAACCGATAACGATGTATATCCCATAGCCCCTGCCATCCTAACACACATTCTTTTGTATTCCCAAACATCCATATCGTTTGGTACTTCAAATTCTATTTTTGAAGCTTCTCTATTTTCGGATGCATCTATAATAAATATTAAATTTGCCATTTGTTTAAAATTAAATTTGTTTCCATCCCTTTTGTAAATAGGAATCTAATTTTTTAGATTTTACAAATTCCATTTCATCATTAGGTCCTTGTAACATTACTCTTTCATTTCTACCCGGCTCTTTATCTTTTGTAACAGTTTCGGAATATTGTCTTATAGAATTTGTAATATCAATACCATTAATAGCATCTATCAATCTTTGTACCAATACAGCTTCCATCAACCCTTTATCTCCAAAGAATTCATCAGAATCTTTCCATTCATTTTTTTCTGCTTTAAATTCTACTTTACCTAAATTATCTGTATTGACTATAAGATATGGAAAGCGAATTGTTTTGCGAATCTTTTCTTTATTAGAATCTTTTTCAAAATAAACTAGAGGTTGCTCTGATGTTTTTTCTATTATAGGATTTACTAATGTTAGTTCATCTTCTACATTTCCCAATCTAATTGTTACAATTCTTTTATCAATATTAGCGTCAGCTGCGGTAAACATAAATCCTTCCAATTTTGATATTTTATTTTTATAATCCGAAATATCGTCTTGAGTAATAGGCGATTCTTTAATTTTGTGTACTTTCATTTTTTTTATTTTTAATATGTTCTTCTATTTTGTTTGTTATATAATCTATTGTTCCTTCAGGTCCTTCAAATCCCTCATACTTTAAGTATATTTTAATTTTTTCAGGATTTTCTTCTAATTCTTTTTTAAGTTCTTCCAATGAAGGAAGATGTTTTGTTATATATGTCATTATTCTAAATCACTTGGTTGGTTTCGGTAAATTCTATAACTATCTTCATCAAAGTGTTGAGTACTAACTTCAAAGATAGTTGCTTCTTCAGTTAATGCGGTAAGTTGATGTGGTAATCCTTTTTTAATTTCAACAATATCTCCTTTTTGTAATTGTGTATAACATCGTTCTCCATTTTCAGTATCAATCCAATCAAATTGAAATGCTCCACTTTGAACATACCAAGTTTCATCTTTAATCATATGATAGTGCATTGAAAACTTATCTCCTGAATTATTAAATACTAATAACTTTCCACAATAATCCGTATCGTTATGTATGCAAAGTTCATATCCCCACTTCTTTTCAATTCGTTTAGGAGTTTGTATTTTTACATCGTATATCATATTATAATTTTAATTCAGTTAAACCTTTAGCATCTCCAATAGTTCCTCTAAAAAATGAATTGAATGCTAAACTTATTCTTGTATCCTCATTTTTAACAGGTGGTACTCTATGATAAAGACCAGATGGAAATAATAATAAATCATATGTTTCTATTGTAAACGAACATTCTGGAGTGTTAAAATCGTTTCTTTTTTTTGTAAGAATTTCATATTGATTTTGAGAATCGGGTTTATTAAAAATAATTTCATCATATTTTTTATTTGCACTCATATAAAATACACCACTAATAATACTATTTGGATGTGTATGTGCATGATGAAATTCACCTTTTTTTGTATAGTTAATCCAAGATTGAGTTAATTCTAAATTACATGTATTAAAAGATGGACAATATATCTTTTCAAAATATGAATCTAAACAGCTTTGACAAAACTTAAATATATCTTTCATAGATTCATCGTTTAAGATGTAGTTATCTTTGGTAGTATAATTTCCATAATTTTTATTAATTTCATTTTTTATTTCATCAAAAAAAGTTATTTCAATATTATTGAATTTCCTTGGGAATTTGTATTTTATTACTGGGGTTGGAAATATAGTATATAATTTACCTTCCATTATTTATGCTTTAAAGAAAAATTTGTTGTCAATACCCATCTACGTTCATTTGAATTATTTGGTTCTGTTCTATGTCTTAACCAACCAGGAAATATTAAAACATCACCAGTTTTTGCAGGTACTTTTTTCCACATCCACAATTCTTCATTTTTATTATGTAATGTAAATCCTCTATAATGTTCCAGTGGATTTTTAAATTCAATATACCCCCCGTTTTCAGGAAGATTTAAATAAGTGGTTGCAACTAATATAGTAGACCCATGATGATGCTCTTTTGTATAACCAGTATTATCATGATAATTTACCCAAGATTTTATAAAATTATAATCATACGCCTCAAATAATTCCCATTCTTTTTTTATAATATGATTTGCTATTGGAACTAACCACTTATAAAAATCTTCAAATTCTGGTTGAATATGTGGATTATTTGGATTGCTGACTGAACTTGATGCGTTACCATTTTCTAAATATGATAATCCTTTACTATCTTCTATTAGTTTTTGACATATCGGTTCTAACTTATCCCAATTAAAATTATTGTAATGGGTTTTAATAATCAATGGTTCAAACGGATTTACATCTATAAGTTTTGGTGTATTCATAATTATTTAATTCCTTTATGTTTACCGTCCGATAATATATTGGTAGTAAGTACCCATCTATCTAAATTAGATTTATTATATTCCGTTCTATGTTTTAACCAACCTGGAAATAAAAACACATCACCTGTTTCAGCTGGAACAGTATGGTAATCTCCCACATATTCGGGTTTTCTAGAATGAAAAGATTTAAGATATTCTAATGGGTCTTTAAATTGAATATATCCCGATTTTTCGGGTAATTGTAAATATGCAGTTGCAACCATTACAGATGAACCATGACTATGTTCGGTAGTTACTCCACCGTTTGGATGTACATTAACCCAAGAATTCCCATAATAATATCCAAATTCTTTTAAAAGTTTCCATTCTTCTAAAAGAATATGATTAACTATTGGAGTTAGCCATTCGTAGAATTTTTTAAAAGCGGGATTCTTATGTGGTTGATTTTGCCAATTATAAACTGAACTACTACCTCCTCCAATTTCTAATTGAGCGTTTTCAGGAGATTTTATAATCATCTCATCACATATTGGTTTTAATTCACTCCAATTAAATCCATCATAATGAACTTTAATAATTGTAGGACCAAATGGAGTTATATCTATAAGTTTTGCTGTACTCATAATTTATTTAATGAAAGGTAAAATTGCCAATTCTTTTGCTTTTGCCTCAACCATAATATCTACATTGATACCATATGTATTTGGTAAATGTTTAATATAATCTGAATGAGCTTGTGGTTTTACTTTTGAATCGTTTTCATGTAATGCTTTTGATTCTGAATAATGAACAACAGGAGTAATACCAATTGGCCAAGTTGATACTGCTAATTCTAATGCTTCATCTTCCGATAACACACCTTTACAAAATTGGTAGTGGTGATAATCAAATACAATAGGTATTTTGATTCTTTCGTGAATATACATTAAATCACATACCGAATACATAGATGCTTTATCATCATTCTCAACAGTCAAACGTGATTGTACTGATTTAGATAATCTTTTGAAATTTTTACAAAATCTATCCATTGCCGATATTTTGTCGCCATATACTCCGTTACAATGTATGTTAATTTTGTTATAAGGAGTTTTAGATAACCCCATCATATCAAATATCTTACCATGTAATTCTAAATCTTTAATAGCTGCTTCTACAACATTTTCTTTTGGTGAAGTTAGAACTACAAATGGACCAGGATGTGATGTAATACGAATTCCCCAATATTTTGCAAAATCCCCTGCTTTCTTTAACTCACTCTTAATCTCTTTATAATCTTTTAATTGAGTTAAATCAATATTATCTCCCCAAGGTACAATAGCAGATGATAAACGAAAGAATTTAATTCCGTTTAATCTATTCCATTCTAAAATTTTAATGATATCTTTTGCATTGAGTAACGCAAGTTCTGATACATAATCTAAACCTTTTGCTTGAAAAGTACGTTTAACCATACTTCGGTTAGTAGTTACTTTTTTACCTATACTCATATTAATACATGCATATCCTAAGTTCATCATTTCGATATAATTTGTTGTTATACAAATATACGAAAATTATTTCACTTTACCAAATATTAATATGATTTTCCTGAGAAGTCAGTTGGGTATTGGGAAGGCTTAATGTTTTTTATCCAATAATTAACCGCATTTTGGTCATTTATCCAATTCTTACGGTCATCCCAATTAAATTCAGGCTTAGCGTAGTAAGGTAACATATTCTTTATTGCGGATGCTCTACTTGGATGTTCTGCTCTTACTATATCTATTATACCATCGCCATTTGTATCATATCCATCAATAGTACCATCATTATCATAATCAATAGGTCTCTTTGAATAATCCGTTTGGAGGTTCATCAGTATTTCATCAGTTATTTCAGGCTCCAATGCTTTCTTATCTTCATCAGTTAGTGTTACTTCATATTCTTCCACATTTTTTGTATCGGAATCAATTTCTTTTTTTTTTATGTCCTCTTTTTGAAGTAATTTCTCTTTATATTTTTCAGCTGCCTTTATAAGCTCCTCACTTGGAGTTGGTGAGTTCTCTATTGTATTAAAGAATACATCTGAATCGGTTTCAGATGCTAATATTGGTTCATTATCATAATGCAATCCTTCATTTCCGTTTTGCCCGATAATATCCATTCTTTTATTATTTTCCGCCTCAATATCACCATATAACTCATAATTTTTGTAATTTTCTTCCATTAAATCATCTAAATCACTTAAATTATGGGAATTTTTTCCACTATTTTCGTTTATTTGGTGATTTTTTTCGATTATAGTACGTTTTTTACCAATTAATCCGTTAAATGCTATAATTAGAGCGATTGCAAGAGGGTCAAACACTATTACAATCAAAAATATAAAGAATTTTACTACATTTTTCAATTCTATACCAAATGCTTCGGCAATAAAACGAAATCCACCTACTTCTTTCTCTAATCCTAAATTTTTTATCTTAATTTCGTTAATTTTTTCGGTATTTTTAGCGTTTTCATCTTGCAAAGTGCTAATTTTCTTATTAATTGTAGCAACTTGCTTATCTTTATTATCAATTGAACGTAAAAGTCGGTTATTTATCTTACCCTTATCTAAAATTGTGTTTTGTGTTGAGGATAATTGCCCTAATTGAGTATTTAATTGAGTAATTTGAGAGTTACTTTGCTCAATTTTAGTAGAATATACTAATACTTCTCTATCTACTTGCTGTAATTGAAGGGATTGTGCTTGGAAAGCGTTAGAAAGGTATCCAAATATACCAGCAGATGTAATCATCATAAGAATTCCTACTGCTATTGTTAAATACCACTTATTAAAACCCTTAATTTCATCCCACATTTGCTTTAGGTACGTTGCAGCAACTAATTTAGCAAACTCTAATGAGCCTGCCATCACCATAACTGCCGTTGATGCTCCACTAAATAGTACACCCAATCCAGTTACTGAAAAGAATGCTGCACATCCAGCAATAATTAGTGCTGAAAATCCAACTAAGAACTTTAACCAATTCATTATGATAAATCTACGATGTTTGTTGTTAATTCTACCAATCTTTCGATTTCATTTGATAACTTAATTGCTTGTGCTTGGTCTGCAGGTCTTTCACCTTTTAACATTTCAGCAATAACTTTAGCTCTTTTAGTAATAGCTTCTAAATGCTCTTGAGCTCTCATTTTGTATTCTGGTTTCATAATTTGTTTTTTAAATTGTATATATAAATATACTCTAAATAAAAATGAGGGTGATTTTACTCACCCCCACTATTGTTAGTTTGTTTGTTTAGTTAAATTAACCAATTGAAACCGTTCGTTTCTTTGGTTTTTCGGGTTCTCTCTTTGGTATTTGTAACTCCAATACACCATCTTCAAATGATGCTTTTACACTATCTAAATCAAAGATTTTAGAATCAGCCGTAAAACTTCTTAAAAACGATGAACGTTTAACTTCTCTACGAAGATATACTCCACCTTCTTTTTCGGTTGCTTTACTTGATTTTTCTCCTTTTAGTGTAATCACATCACCATCTACATCAATGGTAATTTGTTCTTTGGTTAGTCCCGGAACTTCTGCTACAATCTCAATACGGTCATCAAAATTAATGATGTCACATTTTGGATAAGCTGCTTGTTGAAATGCGTTGATACCAATTTCCTTTGATAATTCAGGAAATGATTCTGAAAATACTTTATCAAATAAAGTATCTAATGGTGAGAAGAACTCGTCCCTAAATTGGGGAATAGGGAATCCCTTTTGAATTTGTGCTTTCATTTTTACTTTTTTAAGCGTTAATTTGTATCTCCTTTTGGATGATACGCCGATATGCTGGCCAGCTCTATCGGTTTATAAATATAATGAAATTAAAATTTAATTCCATTTTTATATTCTGAACTTTCAATTCTACAACTCATATGGTCTGCCCAATGTAACAAATATGGTAATTCAGTTTTTAATGAAAACTCCTCACTGTAAGAAATAAAATATTTTTCGTTAGCTTTGTTATATAAACCATCAGCTAACATAATACCAATCATTTCTTTTTGTGTAAACTCAATACCATACTTTTGTAATAACCACAATGCTCTATGTGTTACATCCATATAATGTAATTGTCCGTTTTGTGTAAATACTGAACCTTGATTCTTACGATGCCAATCACTTTCTTGTGGGATGTAATAAGGACCTGCTGCATCTCCTAATTTTCCTAAATCATGATGTAATGCTGCAAATAATAATTCTTCAACTTCAAAATCAATAGTACCACCATTGTTTTTAAATTGTGTCATTTGCCCAATTGCATTTTTACATACATTCATAACATGGTCAATATAACCACCAATGTATGCCGAATGAAAATGCAGTCTACCACTTGCCGGAGCTACCGTTAATTCCATACCCAATTCTTCTGGGGAATACATATGTAATAGCTTCTCTAATCTTTTAGGTTGTGAAGCAAATGCTTTTTTAACGAAGGCTATAAACTTATCATAGTTAGCCTGTAATTGTTGTTCTGTGTAATTTCTCATAATACAAATATACGATTTATTTTTTAATTCTCCAAATTTTCTTCAATATCATCTCCAGTAAGAGCGTTATATAATATAGATAATTCTTCCTCACTACTACAAAATCCAAGTCCATCCATATCCATTAACTCAATAAAATATTGCCCTGGCTTTAAACCAATATCTCTCAAAATGATTAACTCATCAGTTGCATTTGATACAAACATTGTTGCAAATTCATCATCTCTATCTTTTGGTATTGGTAGTGTAAAATAATAATGCTCTCCACTATCATCTGGTGCCTCATCATCGAATCCATCTCCACTTGATATTTTTTTCCAACCTTGTCTTTTAAATGTTTTTTCAGTTATTGGAGTTAATGGTAATTTTATTTCTTTCTTTCTCATTATTCTAAAACTATTTTTGTATATATTATTTTATTTGATGGAGTATGTTTAGCTTTTAAAATAAGAGTATCACCTTTCATTCTACCAATTGGTGCTATCATATTATTTATTTCACCACCATTACCACTATATGATGCAAAATTACTTGTTGGTACTAATTCATCTTTAGATGCTATTAATGGTGGTAAATTAACAATAGTATATTGGCCTGTGAAATAGTTTACATAAGCTTTAGTAATATATGCTACCGTATCTCCTTTTTTAAGCCACCAATATAAATTACTTTCCCAATCAATTTTTTCAGGTGGATATGGTTCTTTACCATCTAATAATACTTTACCAGTAACTCTACTTAATGTTTGATTTTGTCTTACATCAAGTTTAAGGTGATAGTATCCATTAGCATCAAATAATAAAGATTTAGTTCCACTTGAATTTAAAACAGAATCTATTTTTATAGAATATGTTTTTTGTGATATAACTAAATCTTCTTTAGAACATGCTGAAAATAAAAGTAAGAGGGGTATTATTTTTTTCATATTATAATAAATGTTTTAAAACGGCCTCCCAATTGGGAAACTTATCAGTTGCGAAATGTATATGTTCACCTTTAAACTCACCTGCTCCATTAGCAGTTCTATCATCAATTAAATAATCTCCAATCAATAAATTCTTTAAATGAGTAATAGCCATTTTTTTATGGAATATTCTACCAAAGTGTTCTTCAATCCAAAATCTTTTATCCATAGCTCCCATAGGATTCCCCCAAGGTGATGCGGTAGCAATATACAAATGATATTTTTCACTTGCTATTAATTGATGGATAGCATCAATAGCTCTTTCAATTGGTGGTGGATTTCTAAATATACCAGGTATGTGGTCATATCTACCTTTATAGTTTTCTTTTAAGAATGTGTTTTCTGAAATAGTATTTTCAACATGCTTGCCGAAATCTACCAAAACACCATCCATATCAATCCATACAATCTTTTTGTTTGTCATATTTTTATTGGTTATTTACTATGTAAAGATACGAAAAATACATCAATTTACCAAATAAAAGACAAAAAATAACCCGTTGAAAATCAACGAGTTATAATTTATTTTTGATTATATATTAATTTTCTATAATATGTACTCCCTCAATTAGCTCTCCTTCTGATGGTGCCTCTAAATTTAATTCAAATGGATTACTTTCACCTAATATAATTTCTTCTTCTAATTCATATCTTTCAAGTACCCTTCTAACAATGCCTGAACGAATACAATCCGATGAAGCAAATTCTATTTGATAAGCTCCCTTCATTCCTGCTAATCGTTTCCATATATCATAGAATCCACTTTTTTGATAAGCAGGTACTCCATTAGCACGATACTTGTCACATTGAGAAAGGTCACCTTCTATAATTAATTTTGAATCATCTGAAATTCTAGTGATTAAAGTTTTCAATTGTAGTGGTGAGGCATTTTGTGCCTCATCTAAAATAATATAACTTTTTTCAAAGTTAATACCTCTTAAAAAGTTCATAACCCTAAACTCTAACTTTTTGTTTTCAATTAATTTCTTAACTTCAACAGGTCCGATAATTTTGTTTAAGATAAATAAAGATGATTCATTGTGTACTTCTATCTTTTCCATCAAATCACCAGGCAGATGACCTAACTTATCTTCGTTGCCAACATCTACGGTTGGGTTAATTATAATAAGATAAGCAATTGGTGATGATTTGTGTAATAATAGTTCTAATCCTTTTTGTATTGATATGTAAGTTTTTCCAGCTCCGGCTAAGGCATGTGCCATTATAATATTATTCCCTTCGTTTTCTATTGCTTTGTAAAATCTTTTTTGGTTTTTTGTTTTAAATTTAATTCTCTTTATAACTTTTGGTAGTGAATGAATAACTTCTTTTGGTTCTTCAGCAACTGGTGCTTTTTCTTTTCTTGCCATGTTCTAATTTTTTGTTATTAGGAACTTATAACTAAAGGTTTTTCTTTAACCTTTCTTTTTCTTTTTATAGAATTAATTGTTGTATGTATATCTTTACACAATTCATATTTTTCCAAATTAACGCATAATTGAAGAAGATACTCTAATGCAAGTATGTAATCTTTCATTTCAATTGTAGCAACAATATCTGATTGTTTAAAACGGATTAAAATAATTTGTGATTTTCTTTTTTGATGAGCTAACTTAATTCGCTGAAATGTTTGTGTGATAAATGCATCACCAAAATCGCTAAGATAATTGTTAATAATTGGGTTAGAACTATTTAAGTATTTTTTCCAATCTACTTTTAGCAACACCATATATGGAACATTTAATTACATATAAATATAAGTTAATAAAGGAAATCGGTTTATATATTTAGATTAACCACCTGGTAATTTTGGTGCATCTGGTAATTTAGGAATATCAGGTACTTTTGGTGCATCTGGTAATTTAGGAACTTCAGGTGCTTTTGGCATTCCAGGTAATCCCATTTTTTTAAACTTTTTAGCAACTTTTGGTTTCTTTGGTTTAAACAATTTAATAGGCGGTAATTTTAAACTTGGTAATTTAGGTAATTTAGGAAGTTTAGGTAACGCTGGTAATAATGATGCAGCTAATCCTATTAAATCAGGTATAGATGGAATTTTTGGTATTGCTGGAATTTTTGGTAATTTAGGTAGTTGTGGAATTTTTGGTAAATCCGGTATAGTAGGTAGTTTTGTTGATGGGGATTTTAAATTATTAACAGTTTGTGTGGCCACATCTATTTTAGTTTGTTCTGAAGCTTTTTGTTTTTGTAAAATAGCAATTCTTTCATTCATTTTTTTAATAACCTCTTCTACCAATTTATTTCTATTTGAAGATTGACCACTTGTATATGTTATATCCGATACTAAAACCGATACTTGCTTTATATCAAAGTATATAATTTTTGTTGAAAAATTCTTTTGTGTTGATTTTTCTGTATTAAGTGCTAATATCTCTGCATCTATTTTAGCCATTTGAAGTTGCGATAATTTTAAATCAGCTTGAGCTAGTAGTTGCTTTTCTGAATTATCTAATATATCTTTTGATAGTGCTCCAATACCAAATGATGCGGATATATTTGTACCAATTTTCATTGTTACATAATTACCATCCAATACATCCCATCCAGCTAAAGTTGTTGATGGAATTACACTATTGGATTCTTCATATAAAGAATTTGGTTTTTCTACCACCCAATCAATATAAGTTACTAAATTATCATAATCAAGTATTCCACCTTTTCTAAACATTATATTTTGCCTCATTGAAACAAAATTGCTAAGTTCACCAGCACCCAAACTATTAAATTTAGTTACTAAATCATTTACAACAACTTTTACTATATATTTTGGATTAAAGCTTGCTTGTACAAAGTATGGATTGTTTTCATTTATACTTGAAATCAAATTATTATAATGGTCTTCAGATGTATAGTATACTGGGGATGTATCTTTTATATCTTTGAATATTGCTAGTATAAATTTAAACGTAGTTCCTTTTACCCATTTTAAATCATCTAATGCTGGTATTTTGAAATTTACCATATTAGTGGTCGCATACTCACCATATAATACTAATGTATTTTCAGCAGTACCAATTTTATAATTTTTAATATTGGGATACTGATTATCTAACTCAGGTAATTTTTTATAATCCATATAGATAAATATACGGACTGTAAATTATTATTTTTGTAGGTTTTCTATCTTACGATTGAGGTAAAATGCGGCTTTCTTTAAATCTTCTAATTCCTTTTGAGGGTCTTTCTTGCCGGCTCTTGCTATGTATTTAGCAACATTGAATAGGTATGCATCTTTATCTAAACCCCAAGCTTCACATACTTTAATTACTTCGTATGGATTATCAACTCCACCATAGTAAGATGGATTTTTAACTGCTTCTTTGATGTTTGGTTTAGCTGGCATATATGTAGATATTTTTATTCGTTTTACAAATATACGAAAAATATTTGATACTACCAAGCAAAACCATGTATCTTTTTTATTTTGCTAAATTTATCCACATTTCTTTACGTTTGGGATTTTTGCGCTATATCTATACTGGACTACTTGGAACTGTATAAAAAGAAACTGGGACTGAAACTGGGAAACTGTAATACCAGGAAAATACTAGGAAACATCTGAGAATGTTCCATCTTCATTTTTACTTACTACTTTATAAATTCTAGCGGTTGGGTCATTTGCAAACAAAGTTGCTGCATGTGATTGAGCTTCTTCTATCGTTTCAAATTCATCGATAGTATCATTTGCATTTAATCTTAATACCCAAATTTGTCTTTTTGCCCAATGTGGGTCTCCTGCGTTTACATCCGTAGGTATTAATTGTTTGTGTATAAAATAAGCCATTTATAATAATTTTTTAAATAATATCTTTTTAATCCAAGCACTTCTCAAACCCACCCATTGATAATATCTATATCTTAATTTTTGTGTTAATATATAAAAACTAATAAAACCAAACACCAATAGTAAAAAATTAATAATTTTCGATATGGTGGATGGAGTGTACATATTATCTCCAATCCTGTTTAATATGGTTAAACGAAGATATCATGCATATAAATATCTTAAAATTTAAATACCAATATCTTTCAATCTTAATATCTCTTTTTCAATATGGCGATTATATCCGTTCCATTTAATATTTTCCAACATCCATTTACGATACCATACAGGAATTGATTTAATATCCCTACCTTTGTATTTTCCAAATGTCATTAATATAGGACCAACTACATTAGCCATATCTTGTGGTGATGGCTTGCCTTCTATATGTAATCCAATCTCATCTAAAGGAATGCCTGTTAATTGTTTCTTACCCTCTCCATATAGTTTCCAATCAAATGGAAAATGTTCTTCATCTTTTTTGAAATATAACTCCTCTACCTTACCAAAACGAGGAACACTACCTACAAAATCAATAACCAATCCATCTTTTTTATTAGGATGAATACGAGTAACCCTCCCTACAAACTGATACCACCAACTCAATGATGCGGTGGGTCTGCCTGTTATTATGCAATCTAATTCTGGATGGTCAAACCCTACTGATAATATAGTAACTTGAACAACTATCCTCAAACGTAGGTTCTTAAAATCATCAATAATCCGCTCTCTATCACTATCAGCCATACCACTATATACTGCTTCACAACTTGGTAACTTTGTGGATAATTCAATTGCCGCATCAACGGATGGTACTGCTACTAATATTGATTTTCTATTGGGCATATCCGCAATTTTCTTCATTATCTTACCACCAATGTCTTGTTGCTTATATGCTCGTTGTATTGAATCATCCGTATAATCAGCATATGATGAATTGTAAACCAACCCACCTGTTTCAAAATCGTAAGCTTCATATACTAAAGGTGACCAATACCCATTTTGTACCATATCTTCGATTTGAGCCACATGTATTACCTCTTTGAAGTAATTCCCCTTTTTAGATTTTGAAGTCAGCATGACCAGCTTAGAATAAGACCTACCCACATCGTTAAGGTTTGTTTGTAACTTCAATGGAGTTGCGGTTAATCCTAATACGTGAGTGATTTTAGCTGCAGTTAAGAACCTTCGCATCATCCCACCTGGCTCTCTTGGGAATCTATCACACTCATCTATAATAACCTTTCGAATACCTAATGTATGAAATTTATGTGCTATATTAACAATAGAACCAATCGTAGCATATGTAACCTCACCTATTTCTTTTTCACCCATTGCCGCACTATATATGGATGCTTTACCACCTAAATTGATAAATTTGTTATAGTTTTGCTCTAATAACTCTTTTGATGGCTGAATCACCAATAACTTTTCACCCAATTGATGCGCAATATCAGCTATCACAATAGACTTACCAAATGCGGTAGGGGCTACTATAATAGATGGAACTGATTTCTTTTGTTGAAAAAATTCAACACCTTTTTTAACAGGTTCTACCTGATTTTCTCTTAGTTTCAAATTTTTACAATTTACAATTGTAAAGATACAAAAAATACCTGATATATCCAAATATTTTTATTTATATATTAATTTGGTAATGTGGATATTATTTCGTATCTTTGTGAAACATTTTAACAAATCATTATAGTTATTGCGGTAATGCTTATGAGTAGAGAAAAAAATATTATATTATATACATATAGAAAAAATTCAGCCATTTTAGCAAACGGAATGGTGGGATGACCAAGTAGGTGTGGATTAATTCGCACCTTTTTTATTTTAAACAATTAAACAAACAAAACAAAAAACAGCATGAAAAATCTGAAAAAACTGATGTTACTTACGATTATGTTCGCATTATCCTTCGTAGCAAAAGCACAAGAGACTACATCTGAAATCCAAGGAAATGTTTTGGCAGGTAAGAATGGTTTAGCGGGCGCAACCGTAACAGCTATTCATCAACCAACAGGAACGAAGTACAAAACAAGTGCTCGTGCCGATGGAAGATACAACCTACCAAACCTTAAGATTGGAGGACCTTATGTAGTAACAGTATCATTTGTTGGATTCAAAGAAGAATCGCAAAGTGATATTCAATTAGTCTTAGGACAAACCTATAAAGCTAATTTTAGTTTAGTAGAGAAATCAACTTCATTGAAAGAAGTTGTTGTGAGAGCTAACCAAAGTAAAGTATTTAACAATGCTAGAACTGGTACGCAAGAGAACTTTAATAGAACACAATTGACAGGTTTACCTTCAACTTCTCGTTCTTATAAGGATATCTTAAAATTAGTTCCTACCAACAATAACTTTTCATTTGGTGGTATCAGTTCACAATTAAACAACATCACAGTAGATGGAGCTAACTTTAATAACTCTTTCGGATTGGCTAGTGATATTGGTGGACAAACTGGGGCAACGGCCATCTCTTTAGATGCTATTGACCAAATTCAAGTAAACACTTCTCCTTTTGATGTACGTCAGGGTGGTTTCGCAGGTGGTGCAGTGAATTCGGTAACTCGTAGTGGTACAAATAAATCTTTTGGTTCTGTTTATCAATATTTTAAGAATAAAGATTTACAGGGTTACAAAGTAGGTGATGTTGAATTACCTAAGCAAGATTACACTTATGATTTAAAAGGTTTCACAGTAGGTGGAGCATTAGTTAAAAATAAGTTATTCTATTTTATTAATGGTGAGCAAGAAAGTAGAGAAGCTCCAGCAACATTATGGACAGCTAACGATGCTACTCATCCAGCTAATGGTACAACAGTATCTAACGCTAATGGGGCTCAGTTAGATGCTTTAAAACAATTCTTAATTACTAAGTATCAATACAATCCCGGTGAATATCAGGGGTATTCTTACAAATCACAATCAAAGAGATTAACTGCTAAGATTGATTGGAACATTAATACTAACAATACATTCACATTGAAGTATAGTTATTTAAAATCTTCTAACCAAATTCCTCCATCTAATAGTGGTTCAGTTAATAGCTCTTATGGTAGAACACCTGGTCAGTACGCATTACCTTTTAATGGTGCTGGTTATGAAATTAATAACAACGCTAACGTATTTACTGCTGAGTTAAACACTCGTTTCTCAAATAGTATGAACAACAAATTACAAGTTGGTTATACTCAATTAAGAGATTATAGAAGTGCATTAAGTAGCGCTAATTTCCCATTAGTAGATATCTTAGATGGTAACGGACAACCTTTCACATCTTTTGGATATGAGCAATATACTTTTGGTAACAAATTAAATACCGATGTATATCAGTTCAATGATATCCTTTCTATCTATAAAGGAAAACATGAGATTACATTAGGTACTCAAAATTCTTACAAAGAATATTCAAATGGGTTCTCACCTTCTTATCAGGGTGTTTATCGTTTCAATAGCTTAGCTGATTTCTACGCATCTGCGGCAGGAACTAAAGCAGCTGCTAGATACGATTTATCATACACATTAGGTGGTGGTGAATTTCCATTAGTAGGACCTAAAGATTTAGAGTTAGGTGTATTCATTCAAGACAAATATAGAGCAACTGATAAATTAACTCTTACCTATGGTTTGAGAGCTGATTATACTCAATTCTATAATACATTCTTATACAACCCAGTTGTAGATACATTAACTCAATTCTATAATGGTACTCATGCTAATACAGGTTTAGCACCAAACAAAGCAGTTCAATTCTCTCCAAGAGCAGGATTTAACTATGATGTATTAGGTGACCAAACACTACAAGTAAGAGGTGGTACTGGTTTATTCTCTGGCCCTCCTCCATTTGTTTGGATTAGTAACCAAGCTTCAAATAGCGGTATGGCATTATTTGGAAGTATCTCAGCAGGTACTACTTATATGTTTGACCCAAATGTTGATAAGTATAGACCATCTGCAACAGCGGCATTATCTAAATCTTATTCAATAAATGTAACTGACCCAAGCTACAAATTCCCACAAGTATGGAAATCAACTTTAGCGGTTGATAAGAAAATTGCAGGTGGATTTGTTATAACTGCTGAAGGTACATATACAAAGAATATTAACGCTTCAGTATTTCAAAATATCGCTTTACCAACAACAGGTTTAATTACCTTAAGTGATGGTAGAATTAGATATCCAAAGACTTCAGTATATCCTATTGGTGGTTCAGCATTAGCATCAGCTAGTAACCCATCAATCGGTAACGCTATCTATATGACTAACGCTAACGCGGGTTATGTATTGACAGGTACTTTACAAATTCAAAAGGTATCTAAGAATTTAGTAGCTACATTAGCTTACACTAGACAAGAAGCTAAAGATGCTACAATCAATGGTTCTACCGCAGGAACAATGTGGGGAGCTAAGCCGGTTGTAGGTGGTGCTAATAATTTTGAAGTAGGTTATTCAAACAACTACTTACCTCATAGAATCGTAGGTTCTTTGGTTTATGGTAGAGAGTTAATTAAGAATACAAGAACATCAGTAGGTGTTATCTATGAAGGTTCTCCTAATAACGCTCCTACATCAACTTCATTCATCTACAATGGTGATTTGAATGGTGATGGTTACTCAAATGATTTAATGTTCATCCCTAAAGATGCATCTCAAATCAAATTAGTAAACGCAGCAGCGGTAAGTGGAGTAGCTGATACTCGTACACAAACTGAATTATGGAATCAATTAGATGCTTTCATTTCAGGCAATCCTTACTTATCTAAACATAGAGGAGATTTTGCAGAAAGACAAGCAATGGTATTACCTTGGGTTAATAGATTCGATTTAAACTTCACACAAGATGTTTATTTAAATGTTAAAGGAAACAAACACACTTTAAGATTTACAGCTGATATCTATAACTTCACAAACTTATTAAATAATGAGTGGGGTACATATCAATTACCAACAACAACAGCTCCTTTAACTTTCACTAAGTTAGATACTGATGGTAAGACTCCATTATTCTCATTCCCTTATTTAGATGGTAAAAACAAAGTTCCATATACTAATTCATTCAAAAATGATGTAAGTGGTATTTCTCGTTACACTATCCAATTAGGAGTTAGATATTTGTTTAACTAACAATTAATAGTATATTATAAAGTTAAAACCCTCACAATATGTGGGGGTTTACTTTTTGCTATTAAGTTTATGTTAATATTTATTTAAACTCGGCGCCTGTTTTATAAAGTAAAGTTACCCTTTATTCATTTTAAACAGAAAAGACATGCAAAATGTATTAGATTTCGTTTTCAACTTTCACTTCTTAGGAGGTTTTGTAGTTGGATTAGTTTTGAGACCATACCTTATGAAGTTGGTGGCAAAATTCACAAAGTAAAAAGTAGATTATTAGTACTAATCAAAGAACCCCCTTAATTGGGGGTTTTTTATTTTTAATTATCAAACTTTTCATCAAACATTTTACGAAATTTACCATGAGGTTTTTCTCTATACATTACCCTATCTCTATTGATAACTATTGGTCTTAATTTATTATAATCTTCTTTATTGAAAATTAAAATAACCTTATCTCCTTTAACCGTTACACTTAATGGTTTTGGATAAAATGGAAATTGATGATTTCTAAATTGAGGTCTTTGCTGAAAGTTTCCTCTCATTTCAACGTTACCTTCGTGTCTAAATGGAGCTTGTTGTGAAAATGCGGCAATAGATGTAATCATCAGTAAGGCTGCGAATAATACTTTTTTCATATTGGTTTGTTTTATATAAATACATTTGTGTAATATGATTGATAACACAAAACACCCTATTTTATACCGCTT